AAGCGGGGCGTTAGGAGTTGGTGTGTATGATAATTTGATGATTGTTGATAGTGTTAAAAATAAACTTATTCCAATGAATAACAGGGCCATAGCGTTAGATAGGGATGGAAAGAAGAAACAGACTCTAAAAAAAATAGATTATCATAACAATCTTAAGGCAATGGGTCAGAATGGAGAAATATTACTACTAAATGACGATGACGTTATAGCAAGTCTGAGATCGGTAAGGTGGATGATTTCAAAAAAAGATGATAATCCTTTAAGTAAAATGCAGATTATAGGAAACAACCTGCATATAGTTGAGGGCTTAACGAGAATGGCAGAACTTGCTAAGAAAGGTGAAGATATAAATATCTGGGTTGATTACTTCTAGTATGGCAGACGAAGGTATATTCGCAACAACTGCAGAAGTGTTAAGAAAAGCAGGTGCTAGGGTAAGTTCAGTAAGCAGTGCAGAAGCATATGTTAATCAATATGTAGCTGATGGCGAATCTTGGATAAACGCCGTTACTGGAGTTAATTTTTCAGATTTATACGCCGCACTAAACGAAGATCTTAGAGATGTCCTAAAGAGGTGGCTTGTTGCACTTGCTGCTTCAGACGTTATCGATTATGATACAGCAGGAATAGGAGGCAGGGAAGCAGAAACTAGATTGGATTTCTTAGATAATCAAGCGAATAAATGTCAGGCACTTTTGAAAGATAAGATACCTACTGACTTCGTGAGAGAGACCTAATGACAATCCCAATTAAATATAGGAAAACACCACCAGTCACTATTAATTTTGATTTTGCAGATGTTCTAACCAATACAGGATATGCAACCATGTATGGTTTTAGTGATGAAGCAGATAATAAGATACTAATAAGACAGGTATTAGATAGTACAGACAATAAGAGTACAGTAACTGGAACGTCTGGAAATGTAGAAGCTAACTTTGATTTCACATTCGAAAAAGCGGTAAGAGTTAAAGGAGAGATGTTTGTCAGTGTTACTATATTTACCGACGTATCAAGCACCAACACATCAACCAACGATACGACAGTTGAAATATTCCACTTTGATGATGTTACAGAAACAACGATAGGAACTCAGCAAGCCATAGCACAGTTGGAGAATCCAGCAAGTACACCAGAAGATGAAGCAAGGACTACACTAACTTTTGATATAGACAGGTTCTTTCAGAAAGGAGAGAAGTTAAGGATTGAAGTTATTAGTACAGTAGCAAGCAGCAATTCAGGTGCTATAGCTGGATTTTATCACGATCACGATCCAACAAGCAGAAAGACAGGACTCACAGATCAAAACAATAATACAATAGGAAGCGACTTGTTAGTACAAGTACCCTTCGAACTAAACTTATAAAATGGCAGAACTAGATATAGGACAGACAACCACACCAACAATAGTGTCAGATCATCAGACACCTTCAGAAAGTACTGATGGGATTAGTGATGGTACAGGAGAAACCTTTTATAATAATGAAGATTTCGATAAGTTCTATGGGAAATACCTAGGTACAACAAAGATCAAGATGGCTATTAAGGCATTTGCGACATGGGTTGTAGGGTTGGGTTGGGAAGCTGACCCAGAAACGACAGTATTACTAGACCACATCGCTGGTTCTGGTGAGGATACATTCTTATCAATCTTATGGAACATGTTAGTTATCAAGAAAGTCAATGGAGATTCCTATGCCGAGATTATTAGAGATAAAGAAACTGGCACCTTAATCAACCTAAAACCACTGGATCCCAGCAGCATCACTATAGTTTTTGATAATAAAGGAATCATAACTAGATATGAACAGAGGAGCAAAGTTAATAATAAAAAGAATCAAGTAATTCTAGTAGAAAATATGCTGCATTTGGTGAATGATAGAGTAGCTGATAACATACATGGCGATAGTGTAATAGAATCATTAGAATGGAATATTGAAGCTCAAGAAGAAGCAAGAAGAGCTCATAGAAAGATGGTGAAAAGGAATGGGGTGGTTAGGGTTATAGAGCTTGATACACAAAACACAGCAAAGATAAATAAGTTTAAGATACAATGGAAGACTGCGATAGACAATGGAGATGTGCTTTTACTTCCTAAAGATGTAGCAGAGGCGAAGGACTGGGGTGGAAACCTAGATACTGTGGGAGTGTTGGCATGGCTTAATTATCTTGATGATGAGTTCTATCAGATCATAGGTATTCCTAAGATTATAATTGGCGGCAGCGGCGAGATAGAAGGAGATAGCAAGATAGCTTACCTTACATTCGAACCAACATACAAGAGAGAGATTAGAGAATTGAAAGATGATCTTTGGAATCAACTGGCTATTAAGTTAGACTTCATCCTACCACCTAGTCTTAAAGCAGAGCTGCAAAGTTCAGAAGCAGCTAATACATCACAAACAGGTTTTCAACCTAACGATACAACAGCAGGAGTAGGAGTTTAAAATGCCAAGTCATACAAAAGCAGAGAGAGAGAAAACTGAGAGAGAAGCAGAACAAGCCAGGAAAGCAGAAGAGAAGAAACCAGAGTTTTCTCCAGATGTAGAAGCAGCTAGAGGAAGAACAGCAGGAGCATCAGCTCAACAGTTGGAAGCTCAAAGAATTTCAGAACAAGCATTTCAATCACCATTTAGCCAACAGGATATAGATACAGCATTAACTCTGGGTATCAATATATTTAGAGGAGTAAATCTATCTAGAATATCAAGAGGAGAACAAGCTACACAAGCAGCAAGGAATACAGGAGCAGAAGCAGTTGAAGGAGTATTAGCAAGTGAACAAAATCAAACATTGGACCCTAGACCCCTATTAGACCCAGCAGTTAATATAGGATTAGCTACTCAGGATGCAGCAAGAAAAATCATTACAGCTATACCTAGATTAGCACGACTTGGTGATAAAGGGATACAAGATATAGAGAAAGGTTCTGATTTTATAGTATCAAGTGTATTTAAAGGAATATCATTTGGAGCAAGTAAATTACCATTTGGGCTTGATGTAAACACAATCAACAATATCATAGCAGCAAATAAACAGATAGTAATAGATTCAAGAGAAACAGGTACAATAGTAGTTAGTAATGTTCGTATAAAGGCATATACCCCCGAGGAAGGATTGTCCAGAATATCTGGAATCGAAGATTCTATTAATCAATCAGAAGCAGCAATACATATAGCATCAAGGTTTAGTTTGAAAGCATTTCTTGAAGGGTTGGGTGCAGAAGAAGCTAAATTGATTAAAGCAAGAGAACAATTAGTTGGAAGTAGAAATGAAATATTAGTTATAGCAGCACAACAAGCAGCAGGAAAATTATCAACTGGTGAGGAGATATTAGCAAGTTTAACATGATTGTAAGGGGGAAATGAAAATGACAGAAGAAAATAATGAAACGAAAGAAGTTGAGAAGACTGAGGGATCAGCACAAAAGGACCCTAAAGAGGGGGTTCAGTCTGAAACAATATCAGAACTTGACAGAGCAGACCAGATTGCTGAAAGGCAAAAGAGAGAGAACGATAGGCGAGAGGAACTACTCAATAGAGAAGAAGCATTGGAAGCAAGAAGAACAGTTGGAGGAGTTACTGAAGCCGGTAAGCCAGTTGAAACTAAAAAAGAAACTGACTCAGAATATCGACAAAGAATAGATAAAGAGCTTGCTGAAGGTAAATTTAACTAGATGATAGAAGACAAAAAGCAAGGACTTCTTATAGCTGAGAACAAAGATGAGAAGACTTGGTGGAATGTATCAGAAGGAGCTAAGCGAGAAATTCAAATCTTAAAGTTAAGAAATATAAAAGCAGAAAAAGATATTAAACTAGGTGCTAGAGAAATAGAACAGAAGTTTAAAGCAGGTGCTAAAGAATCAATAAAGCTCAACAATCAAGCAATGATGGTTCAGAAAGAGATTTTTAAATTAGCTCAATCTAAACTAAAGATTTAAATATAAAGTATACTACGGTATACTATGGCAGATGAATGCACATTAATTTTAGAAACAGAACCTGCTATTAGTTTCATCGCAGCAACTACAGCAATAGAGAAAGGAGCGGTTATGACAATGACAAGTCCATTGACTGCTGTATTAACAACTACCGATACAGCCATTGTAGCAGGTATAGCACAATCTGAGAAAATTGCTGGTGATCTTGCAGTAGCAACTTATAGAGGTGGATTCTTTACAGGTGTTGCAGGAGTCGCTGGAGTTACAGTTGGAGAAGCAATTATAACAGATGCTTCAACATCTTCAACAAATAGACTTGTTAAAGCAGATGCAACTTCAGTGAATCTTTTAGGAATGTGTTTAGAAACTGCAGCTAGCGGAGTAAGATTCGCTTTTGAATTAAATCCAACAACTGGAGGAAGGGCATCATAATAATATGGTAGACGAAGAAAATGACGCAGGACAAACCGAAGAAGAAAAAGAAGAAGTAACTGATGAAGATTCAGAAGCTGAGGTTAAAGAATAATGGTAGCTGGAGCACCTGATACTGCTGGAGAACAAGACTTAAGAGGATTAGATATAGATAAAATTTCTAAAGATTTATTTGAGGAAGCATTAATATTTAAGAAAGAAGTAAAAGTTGAATCTACTTCTGCAAGACAGATAAGATGGTACCAGAAGACCGCAGGATATATTACTTTAACTTCTCCTGCTAAGATTACACCTATAGCACCGGGATCTCGCCCATTTGTAGCAGAACAATCTTGGACTCGAAACACAAGTGAGGTTGTTAAATATTTCTTAGAATCTCCAACTATTAATATGGAAGATGAGAGTGATAATGATGTTCAAGTATTTATGAATAATGCAGAAGATTTAACCGCAGCAGTAGCTAATGCTCTTGATGGAGATATTTGGAATATCGCAAGTGAAAATCAATCTGCAAGTCTTATTAATTCTGTTACAAGTACAGCAGCATGGGATGCAGCAAGCGGTCAGAATCCTTATGAAGATATAGCTGAGGCTGAACAATTAATTAGAGAGCAGACAAAGAGGCCGGTAAAGAATCTTAAATTATATGTAAGTGCTAAAGG